AATTTAGTGTTCCTGCAGTAACAAACTTTCCAGCAGCAAAAACCACTGCACACCACTTTTTGCTTTTAGGCGTTAAACTAAGCGTTGGCAAATCAGCATTGGCAACTGTGTAGCTTATCTGTGGATTTGCGGGTTCAGAAGTAGGCAATGTTTCAGGCGTGTCTAAAAGTGTTTCTTGGGGCGTAGCATAAATAATATCTAAGACTTTTTGGCTTGTCAGAAGCGGAGTTACTCTGCCCACTTTTCCACCATATTACTTGGTTTGGATTCCATCATAGCCTATGAGTTTAGCTGTCGCCATAGTATTTTTAACTCTGATGCGAACGGAATTTGTCACGTGGAAAGCATATTTTGCATATACTCCAGCACCAGTGTCCGAATCAAAGACAAGGCTGTTTGTGCCATCGTAAAACTCAAGTTGAATGTCGCCTTCATGGTAAACGTTGTGGATCACCCATTCCTCGCCTAATGGCGGCTGAACATCCAAATAGGCATTTGCAGCCACGCTTTGAATTGCGCTTTTAACATCGCCAACAGCCATAAACCACTACACTCCTAGCTATGTTGGCCTCTGGAACTTCGGAGTGTAATATACGCGCACAGTGTCGCCGTTCTGAACGTTTTTTGTTGTGTATGTGTCTCTGCAGTACATTGTTCCGCCAGATGAAGCATTGAATAAGCCGCATTCCTGGAGGGCATATGTGCTTGTTATGTTGAAGGTTGCGTCCATGCTGCATTCGCCTGTGTTTGGATCTTTGCTGTATGTGCCTTGAACACGCATAACCTCAGCGCCTAAGGCCGTCTGCGAAGAGCTTGGAGCTGTGCCATCCGTGCCAACAGCCACATAATCAAAAACTGCTGGGCGGTTTCCGCTGCGGTCGAAGGCTTGGCCGCAAAGTGCATCTAAACCCGCATCAACCACAAGGTCGCTGAAGTCAATGTACTTTTCATCGACATCGACCAGCTTTCCGTGTCGCCAAACTTCTATGCGCCTCTGCATTCCAACCATTATTCCAGCTTTCCTTTTCAAATTCATCCTTTCACTCCTCCATTATTTTGGGTTTCCCGCATAGCTGCGCGTGTCAGCCATGTCAGGCCAATCAACTTCGAATAACCTCCTTTAAAGTGCCGTCAACGTTCCATGTGAAAATGAGGGTGAAGAGCAACTCATCGCCATCGTAGGCCTTCAAAGTTTCTAGTGCGCCATTCGGGTTCCAAGTGAAAACCAGCTTTGTCAGTTTCCTTCCTGGAGGTGGAGCCATAAGGTCGGATAGGGCGCTGTGTATGGCCCTATAAGCCTCTTCATATCGACCATAAGGCACGCTCATGCCGAATCCTCCCTTAGATTTTCCTTGAGTTTGCCGGCGACATGGATGTTTCCCTCACCGTCCAAGAGCATCAGCACTTTGCCCTTTGGGTTGAGAAAGGCCAAGCCGCTGCCTAAGCCGAGTTTCTCAGCTTCTGTTATGCGGAAGCCGTTTTCGAAAACTAAATCTGATTGGTAGTAGCGAGGGCAGTTTTCCCATGCTATGCTTGAAGCGTAGACGCATTGTTGCTCGCTTGGATGGATATATTCACGGTTGCAGCTGCCTATGCGTAGGATGTTGCAGTAGAGAGTGCTCCATCTTTTTGTTGGAGAGCCCAGATCCCATGCGCGGTCTGCGCTTGGCAGCAGATTAGTGTCTAAGCCCTTAAGCGACTTAATGTAGCCGCTGAGCCAGAGGTGCCGCCAACATGTGCCCTCCATGCCAAGGTCGCCAGTGTCATGTTCGAAGGGATAAACGTTGCCAGCGTTCACTGTGTAGGCATATACATAGGCGAAGGCTTTGTCATAGTCGCCGATATGGCCGCTGTTATCCATGGGTGGCAAAAGGTCATACCTAACCTCGAGCCGTCCCTCGCCTACACGTTTAAGCCACGTGTCAAGCGGTAACGCACCGCCAGGACCAAACTGAAGCATGTCAGCGCTCAGTTGAGCTTTGGGATTGGCTTCCCCGACGTTTCTTATCCTCATGTAGCCATCAGTTGTTAAAAGCAAATATACCGCGTTGATTTCTCTCCATTTCTTTGTTTCAGAACCCAAAACACCGTGGCCATCATCTGTTGGATTAAACTGATGGTCCAGAACCTCTGTGCCAGCCTTGTTTCTTGTGCGAAAATTAATTATCGCAGCTGCGTCCTCGTAGGGACCCAAATATTTAGGCGCTATCCAACCTGTAATCTTGTCCCAGCCGCCGACGCCTTCACTCCATGGAACGCCCGTTTCGTCGCCTACTTCGTGGGCTGCGTGATGAACGCCTAAGGCTCCGCCAGCTGCGCCCCTGAGGGCACGTTTGCCAAGCTTTGTACGGGCAAGCTTCTCAACAGTAACGGTTGTAGCTCTTGTTCCATAGAGGTAATCAGCCAGCAAAGGCGGAGCCCTGCCGAGCTCAAGTGTAACTTCAAGCGTCTGCGTTTTAGCATCCACATAATATTCAACAGATTCGATGCGGAAGTAGCCGCTTACATTCTCGTTTGGAAGATAAACGTAAACCTTGTCTCCTGGCAAAAGCGGCGCATTACCGTAATCCAGAACAGTTGTCCTTAAAGTCAGGTATTCCGCTGGAGCCTTAAAGTAATCCAGCAGGGCCCTAGCCCTTAAATCACATTCAGCATCAGTTACAAGCTCCTCATCCGTCTCGGTTAATTCCCTTAAGCCATAGGCGTTTTGGCTGGCCGTGTCCTCCCGAATGGCGGAGTATCTGCAGCCGCCAAAATTTAAGCCGTCAACCCATAGGATGGAGCCGCCAGCAGCAGCCCCAAAATATTGAAACTCAACCCTTTTAATTTGCGTCCAATCGAAGCCATCATCCACAATCCATTGGTCGGCATAATCCTTTCCCACATTAAGCTCATTGAAGGTCCATTCGTTGGCGGTTACCTTAAGGCCCTTGTCCAGGTTGTTGCCATAAGAGGCAGTTCTGTTGGCTGTATCAAAAAGCATGACTTTAACTGGATAGGATTTGTCGGCAGCCACGAAAACCCCAAAGTCAGGATAAAGATTTGCGTTTACCTCTTTGCCGCTGTTTAACGTGAAGGTTGAGATGCAGTAGGCTGCTGTGCCCCTTTCGTTTTTTATGCTGTAGGCGCCCTTAGCCCTGTTAGCGCCGTCAAGGCTTAGGCTGTTACCGTCCGCGCAGCTCCAAACGCCATCAGAAGGCGTTAGGCTTTCAGTCCAAGAATCCTTATCTATTGGAGCGCTTTTATCGGCTAAGCCGTAAATCATAATTTTGTTTCTTATGCGGTGAATATCTTTACGGTATTCGCTAACCTCAATTTTCTCAGTTAAGCTTACTGGTGAAGTCTTGCTGTTTCTGGGGAAAAACTCGAATTTGCCGTCAGGCGCCACGCGAAAGTCAAAGCCTATAACACCGTTTTTGTCAGCGGATTCCGCAATGTATTTGAGGATGTCCCAGACAGGTGTGCCATCATACTCCAGCCTCGTGTAAGTGGTGTCCGTGTCCTCTACAAGCTCAGTTCCACCGCGAACATGGCTTAAACCCACATAAGAATCAAGTAAATCCTTAACGATGGCTTCACCCTTCATGTTCACGTAGGTTTTGGTGACTACACGGCGGAAGAGCCGTTCACCCCAACACCGCCCACTAACACGAACATAATGCTCTTTAGGTGTGGATTCATGTTTGAGGCTTTCAATGCGGCAAGTGATAATTTGCGGAACATTAGCGCCCCTGCCGATGTCTATGTGGCCGTCCATGCCAACAGCCAGCGGAATAGAACCTCCAGGGCTGTATTTGCCATTCCAGTTCTGCAGTAGCAAGTCAAAGCTGCTAACTTCCTTTGTGCAGCCCAAATGCACACGGCACTCTATTATATCGCCTTGAGGAATCCCATATTGCCCGAAGGCAACGGCCATCTTGGGAATCTCAACACTCATTTTGCGGAAGCCTCCTTAGATAGGCCCAGACGCCTAAGCACATTCGCATAATCCTTCCAGTCGCTTGCCACCAAACCCCAGCCAACCCACAAAAGCAACTGCTGAGCCGTTAAAGGCAGTGCAGCAGAAAACTCCATGGCAAAAAGTATAAGCGCCAAGCCATATTGGAAATGATGCATAGCGTCAAAGGCAGACGCGACAAGCCACTGTCTGAAGGGCGAAAGCTGCTTAAACCATGGACTGTAATACTTGATTTTCTGGTCGAAACTGCTGAAGGCTTCACCCCACAAAAAGCCCACGCTGAAGCCGAGGATAACGCAGATCTCCGCAGACGTTAAGTTAACCGTCAAATCCACTATGGCTCATCCTCCCAAAACCACAACGCAAAGAATAATATCCAGAAAGCAAGGAAATCCAACAGCAACAGCGTGTCGTAGGCGCGGCCAACCGTCGTATGCCAGAGGAAGCATTGGAAGGGCACTCGCGCATAGGGTTCCTCGTAGTATTGTCTCACGAAGTTTTGCGTATCCCATACGGGTTCAACGCAGATGAGGTCAAGCTGCCAAATAGCGAAGAAGTAGAGGCAAACCGCAGCTATTACGCCAAGCACGTTTAAGAAGTGTTTTCTAAAGCGTATCATTCAACTCCCCGCCTATACATGACTTCCTCTCCAGCGCGGATTATACTACGAGTACGTGTAGGCGTCTCCTCAACAGCAGCATTATACTCCTTAACGCTTTCAGTGGCAGCATTCATCTGCGAAGCAAAATAAGCCACGGCTGCAGCAGCTGCTATTATAACGCCTATGCCAACACCAGTTAGAGCTAAGAAAGTGGCATGGCTGATGTTTAGGGCATTTTGGGCGGCTGTGGCAACCCAACATGCTGCAGCGTAAACTTTCTGGGCTACGGCTGCACCCAAGTTTGTGCGCATAAACATGCCCATAACGCTGATAACCATCATAGCCGAATTAAAAACACGAGCCTGCTCATCGTTTAACAAGCCAAACTGGTGGGCTATATGCCCAATAGCTGTTCCAGTAGCTCCTAAACCAGCAATAGCCGAGCCAAGGCTTTTAATCCGCACGGATAGGGCTTCAGCATCTGTTTGGATTCTTGCAAACTCGTGGCTTGCACGGTTAACAGCCCTAATAGTGACGGCTATTTCTCTGAAACTCATTCGAGACCAGCCTCCGCTTTAGCCTCATCAATAGCCTCGCAGATGATCTGCTCAAGTCTTGGCAAATGCTCCTGAATGGCTGGGTAAAGGAATGGCTGGGCTTGCATGTAGCGTGTTCCAAACTCGACGAACAAGGCGTAGGTTGCTTCTGCGCCTATTTCTGCAACCCACTCTTGAATTTTGGCGTAAATTGAGCTTCTTAAGTGTCCAGTGCGAACATGAGTCAACTGTTTAGCTAAGGCTTTCACTTCTGCAGCCCAGCTTGCCAACTGCCTATGCACGTAACGCTGCATTCCACCGTCAAACCTTTCCATGGCAGACTTAAACTCCTCTATGCCTTCCACGTCGCATGTTATCTCGATCGCCATCTTGCTTCACGCTCAGCTTTTTGTCGTTCTTCCTCCGTCATTTTGTCAAGTTCGTTGAGGATGACAATGAATTGCTGGATTGTTTTTGCTGGCTGTTTAGCAAGCTGGTTTGGTGTCCAGCCGAACTCTCTGCAGAGGCGGAAGTCTGTGAGGGCTTGATTTGGCTTTTGACGTCTGATTGCTCGGATAAAAAAGCGGTTTCCTCGAAGCTAACATTGTTTAAGCGGTTTACTATCTGGCTGAAAAGTTCGCCAAGGCCTATTGGAACACCATTTTCTTCGCTTAGAAGCCTCTCAAGGGTTATGGGCTTGTGTGGTGGCTGCTCTTTCAAACTTGCCATTATAGTTTCCGCTTGAATCGCAACGTAATCGCTGCTTTGAACCTGCCCAGTCAATTGGCTGTATTTCGTGTGCTTCTGGATTATTCGGCTCCGCTTAGCCCAGCTAATCTCTTGGAAAACATAGCGTCCCTTATATTCCCCGCCATATTCGTCTCCTATTTCAACGGTTTCCATTCGCATTTTAATCGCCCCTTAGCTTATCCAAACATCTCTGGCAACGAACTTCGCCTTCAAACTCACAAGGTCCTCAATCTTTGTTGGCGTGCTAACATCTTCCCACTTGCAGTATTTGAATAGGGCGCTGTATGTTCCGCCAAGCCCAAATTTTAGGCTGAACTCCGCATCGTTTATGACGTCTTCAAACTCCTGTTTGCTTTCAAACTC